GTTGCTGCTGTTGCTACACCTGCTACTGCCAAGGTACTTGCCATATCTACTGCACCATCAATGTCTACTACATCAAGATTGGCTGTACCATCTACATCTATAGCACCAGAGATATCTAAAGATGCGGCAATAATTTCACCACTAGCATTAATTGCTCCGTCAATATCAATAGTAGTTGCAACTATCTGAATTTCTGTATCTGCAACAAGGTCAAGTTGACCATCGGCACTAGAACTTATATGAATTGCTGCATCTCTAAACAATATTTTATTGTCAGTACCCATGGTTGAGTCAGCATTACTAGCAAACCCACCATTAAAAACTGTAGCTGCGGTTGTTGTCAGTACGCCTGTAACAAGAGCAGTAGTTGCCATATTTACAGCACCATCTATATCAACAATATCTAGGTTAGCTGTGCCATTAACATCTATAGAACCTTCTAGGTCTATATCGCCACCAATAATTACATCATCTGTAACTGTAAGATCGTCTTGTACTTTAAGGTCAACAACATTAAGACTGGCAAAAGCGTCAACAACTGCTGCTCCACTTCCTGCTCCATCTAAGTAAACTGCTTTAACATCTCCAGGTGGGATGGTAATAGTAGCTCCAGAGCCTTGTTTAATAATTATATTTTGAGAACCACTTGTACCATTTTCGATAAAGTGCATTCTGTTAAGTGTGTTAGGAGCAATCGTAATAGTACAAGCACTGTCTAATGTGCCTGTGTATTCGATATACATGGCTCTACCTGGATCAGTTGCACCATCTGCTACTGTAGTAGTATGAGTATCAGCATTGGTTGTAATGCCTTCTGTGCCATAACCTAATGCTTCACCAATTAATTCTAAATTTGTATTGGTTGTAGTTCCCCATGTACCACTGGCATCACCAGTAGCCATTTCGTTAAGTCTTAAATCATTTACATATGAACTTGCCATTTGTTTTCCTCGTTTTAATTATAATATAATCTTTAAGCAACTTCACTCCAATTTGGAGTTTGTGAATCGCTTACTATTGAATAGTATGGTGTTTGAGAGTCATCTATTAAACTCCAAATATGAACTTCTCCTAAATTTAATGTTGTCACTAAACCTGTTATATCTACATCTGCTGCTGCTATTGGAGCTACCACGCCTAATGAAGAAGTTGCTGCTCCTAGTGTAATATTAAGAAAGTTATTACTAATAATACTTTCATCACCAAGACCACTCGTAGATGTAACTGCAGATACTCCAACAATAGCAACTGCTTGTACAGCTACTGTTCCAATTGCAGTTGTGTTTGTAAAACCTGTGACTGGTAAAACATTATTTGTAACTGGTGATTCGTTACCTAAAGAAGTAGTACCTACTGTTCCTGTAACTCCAACATCACCACCAGCACTTATAGCAACACTAGTTATTGCTGTGGTTGCTGCTACTCCTGTTAAAGCAACAGGTAAAGGTTCACCAAAGGTTAATTGACCCCAAGTACCTCTACCCCAACCAGTTATATTAGCCATAAGCTAAATTAAGCTATTCTTATAATAGCGTTAGATGCATCTGCTGTAGGAAATTGAATAGTAAATGCACCTGCTGTAGAAGTTTTATCTCCACCAAAGTCAAATACTGCAACATTTCTATCAGCATTAGTATCGTTATAGATCATGCATCCTCTAGCTGTAATTGTAGCTGTACCAAAAGTTAGATCAGCAAAATCTGTAAAAGCTGTTGTACCTGATGTGGCTGGATTAATATTAGTTAATGCAGAACCACCAGAATTATAGTTAGTTCCAGCCGCTTGATTAGTTGTAGTAAATGCTGTGGTAGCTGCACCCATTGTTGCTGAACTTGTATATAAAGCTAGTTTAAAAGAATTACCTCCAGAAGCTAAAAAGTTATGCTTTCCTTCTAATAATTCTTTTTTAAAACTTGTTGCCATCGATTGTGTTATTGCCATTATAGTCTCCTAATAATATTTGCTAGGTCTTTATGACCTTGTTTTTCTAATTCATTACATACTGTACAAATATGGTTTTCGATTCCTTCTTTAATATAGTATGCAATAACCATTTTTGTTCTATCTTTAAAAGCATGAGCTTGTGCTTTTATCATTGGATCAGCATTATCACTAATAGAAACTATTTTATTTGTTGCCATATCTGCAATTGTTTCTATGCTGTGTCCTTTATGATCTGTTGTAGTTACGCCTAAACTACCTATTTCAATGTCAGTTTTTAATGAAAACATATTAATATTTTTTTGGTTCTACAGGATTTAATTCTAAATCATTTCTATTAATTATACCAACTGGCTTAGGCGTTTCCTGTATTTGAACTTCTGAAAGTTTGCAAACACTCATAGTTGAACCATCTTGATAAGTTATCTTTGGATCATTAAGTCTATGGTATCCATAAAGTTTTTCTTGCATTGGTATATCCATATCTAGTAAGGATGATCTAGGTGCTACTTCTATTTGTATTCCTGCATCAATACATTTAGATAACCAAAACTCAGTNCATGATCTACCTGCTTCTGCAAAATGCATATTATTTCTATATGTAAAATCAATGCCAAAAAGAGAAAGNTGTTTAACTTCGTTCCATAAAGCAAAAGCTATAGCATAAGGAATTGTATTATTAAAATATGAACANCCTAAATCACTTACTATTGATTCTATTGGATAATCAATGGCAAAAGGAACTCTGTNATCTAACTCACAAGTATAAATAGGAAATTTACATTGAGGCAAAAGCCTACGCATCATAGGTGTCATTGTTCCAGCATCTTCTGTATCTAAGAATCTGCTCATTGGGTCTAAAATAAATGCTCTATCAATATTAGGTAAAACACCTATCATTGCATTTATTGCCCATACTTCATCAAATTCTACACTGTGTGTTTGTGATAAATGAAAGTCTATTTGACTTTGACCCATAGCAACTATTGCAACATTCTTGCCTTCTAACTCTTTAATTGGCTCATTAGACATTAATTTTTCGTTGTCCGTCTCTGTAAGAATCTTTTCTATTATATCCATCTGATTCTAGTGTAAGTCTTTGTAATCCTTCTTGAAATCTTTTTTCATAGTTTGCAAGAATATCAGGCTCACCTTTCATAAAAGTATAGGCTTCGCATAAACAAGCATAAAGTAATACTTCTGGTGCATTTGTTCCTAACCAACTAGTACCATCAGATGTTGCTGATATAGATTGAGGTATATAAAAATAATGAAGTTCTACTGATAAATTTGCATTAGGAGTTGGACCAACAATAAATGTATTGTCATCAAATTGTGCATAATGTTTTGGTGTTTCTGTTACAGGTCCTATAAGTATGTTAGCTTGTCCGCCCATTCCTGTATGATTTGTGCAGTAGTAGTAAAGAGTTGCAGCATTTTCTGCAACTGTTATTTCTGTGTAAGCTCCTGCATTTCCTGGTGTACCAACTGCTGTTACTCCAGTTGTGTATTCTATTCCTTCTGCCCAACTACCATTGCTTGTTATTGAAAATCTTAACGGATGATTTAAATTNCTACTATCAGACTGATCAAATTTATATGTTTTTCCTTCTGTTAATTCTACAGTAGGACTATTAATNCCATTTANATAATATTTATTTCCTGAGCCATAAGTATTTACACCACTTGCTACTGTAACTGTGTAAGTTGTTGTGCTTAATCTAGCTACAGGATATGCTTCTCGTATAAAACTAACATCTGTATTTAAAAGATAAGTGTAATTATTATTAATATCTAATACTGCTAAAGAATAAGGATATAAATAATCACTTGGTGTAGCTAAATATTGATTATTAGAAGTTAGAATACCAGTTACATTTTTTCTAAAATTTGGCAACTCAACAGATTTAATAATTCTTTGTTCTGCTTGAGTAATAATGGTTGCTAAATTAGCAACAAATGTGGTTTCTGTATTTTGCGTATAATCTTGTATAGCTGATTTTAATGTTGTATATGTCCAACTCATGATGTTCTCATTGTTGTATTTTTAAATTTTAAATATGTCATGTGTTAATTTGACCTCCCATTCCTGAATGATTAGTACAATAATAATAAAGTGTTGGAGCACCAGATGCTACTTCTATTTGAGTGTATGCACTTGATGATCCTGGAGTTCCACTAGTTGTAACACCTGTTGTATATTCTGATCCACCACCATGCGTACCATCCGATGTTGTTGAAAGTCTAAGTGGATGACTGCTATTACTACTATCTGCCTGATCAAATTTATATGTTTGACCTTCAGTTAAACTTAAAGTTGCTGATCTAGAACCATCTATATAAAAATAATTTGATCCAGAATAACTAGCAACTGTTACTGTATAAGTAGTAACTGATGGAGATGGAGATGGAGAAGGCGAAGGCGTTGGCGAAGGCGAAGGTGTAGGAGATGGACTAGGTTGTGGTGTAGTGTCAACAACACCTGATAAAGTTATTNTTCCTAATGTAGCTGTTATACCTAAGCTATTNAGTATTTTTGATCCAAAATATGATGTTGATGATTGNTTTCCTGTATCTACTCTAGGATCAAAAAGAGCTTGATTATCACTGGTATTTATATTGCCTAATTTAAGTTGTGGTTGATCTTGATCAAAACATTCATTGCATACACGCAAACCATTTCTTTTACTATCAACAATTTCATATTTTAAAGTATTTAATTTATAGGTAAATCCACAACGATCGCATAATCCTAATGCTTTTTTTCCTTGTGCGTACATTAGTATATTTTCCTAATAGTGTAATTAAATGGATTAACAGAAGATTTAGTAAATGCGTTGCCTTCTATATCAATACCTTTTAAAAAAGTATTATTAATTTTAGTTATTTTTTTTAGTTGAATGGTAAAAGTATTAGACATATTGCCTTCTTTATCATATTCAATAATTCTTATTTCATACTGTTCTTTAGTAATTTTATAATAAAATTCTACTAACTTTTTAAACATTTAATTATAAAAACTTACATCTGGAACAAATCTAACTGGAGCTTTTTCTCTATCAGCTTCAGTTACTTCTTGCCATAACTCCATGTAACGCTGTCGTATCATAGGAACTCTCTGTTGAGCTTCTGGAGACTTACAAGCTAAATTATATGCTAAGGCATAGGTTAAGCAGGGAAGGTATCTAGAAGGCACATCAGCATTTAAACTAGCTACTGTTCCAACATCTTCTATTCGTTTTACATAATCATAAACAAGTGTATATGTTTGTGCTGAATCTGGAGTTGCCCAAAGAACTATTTTTACTGAGTCATTGTCTTTGTCTACAAAAAATTGTGTAGGTTTTGATTGAGTTAGTTTACTAGCTTGGTGGGCATATTCTGTTCTAGATATACGATTTAATCTTTGATCAAAT